CGTCTGAGCGAGGAAGAACGCAATCTCCGCGTCCTGGAGCTGCTGATCGTTCGTGTCGGTGTCGCCCACCAGCAGCCGCACGGAGTCGCGCCGCTCGTCGGCGGTCGAGGTTCCGGGCGTGGCTGAGTAGGTCCAGGCCATTAGGCGTCAAGCGTCCCGTGGTTGGTTTCGGCGCGGTTCGTCCGAATGGCCTCGCGTTGCTCGTCAGCGCGGAGCTTCCGAGGCGCCCCCTCGCAATCGGCTATTTCCCAGAGTTCGTTGCGGTTCAGTCCGTCGAGGTCGTCAGGCGCTTGTTCGGTGACTTGTTCGGTCGCTTGCTCGGCGACTTGTTCGGGCTCGGCCACGACTTCGAGCTCCGCCACGGATGCCGCCTCAACCTCACCCCTCGGCGCAACACTCCACCGCTTCGCCCCAGGCTGCGCCGTGAACACAGGCGCGTCCTCGTGGTCGAGAAAGCCCGCCTCGTAAAGCTGGCGCACGCGGCGCGGCTCGATGCCATACCGCTTCCACTCGAATGCGTCGCCCGGCGCGAACGTGCGCCCCGCGCCCTTGAACGAGCGGCGGACCACGAGAGTCTTGCGTCCGTCCCAGTCTTCTCGGGTGAAGCGGCGCATGGTCGATCTCCGTCGGGTGAATTAGGCTCGGGGCCGCAGCCCCGAACAAGCCTTAGCCCAAGGCCAAGGGGATTACCGTAACGCCAAGGCGCGCGTCGGGAGCGCGCCCTAGCGGGGTCGTCAGGCTACTTCGTCAGGCTACAATCACTCAACAATCGTCGAGAAGAAGTAGCCCAGGTCCGAGGAAACCAGCTTCATGTCGTAAGCCATCTCGGCCTCGACTTCCACCGACTTCAGCTCAGGCCGATCGTAGCGGGACGTAGCGACACCCATCGGGTTCGTCACGCCGGTGTACTGCGACCAACTGAACGTGTAGCCCGCAGCCGGCACCATCAGCCCCGGAGCGTCCGGCGAATGCACGAGCAGCGCATTCTTGCCGACCACGAACGAGCTCGACTCGGTGGCGCCCTCGATTGCGGAGTTGTAAACCGCGTTCGAGACCAGCACTTCGTCGAGGTCGAGGATTTGCGCCATCGCCTGGAGCATGATGACCGCCGGGCTGTTCGGGCCAACACCGCCCGATGCTTTGATGCGGTCGATCACGTCCGGGTGATTGCGAAGCTGCGAGTACACCTCGCGCCCCAGCACGAGCTTGTTGGGCTTCATGCCCGTGGCGCCGAGGATCGTGTCGATCCCTTCTTCCACGTCCTGAATCGGATCGGAGTTGGTGTAGTCGGACCAGTAGGTCGTCTCACCCGCACCGACCGAACCGGACGAGTCGCCCGTCACGTCCGTGCCCCATACCAAGGTCGTCATGAAGGTCGATGCGAAATCACGCTCCTGCTTGATCAGCATCTTGTTCATGATGACCTCGGCGGCAGCGGCCTCCGGGTCGATTGCCGGATCGGCGTTCGCCACCGTCTGATACGGCACGCGCTGCTTCAGCGCGAGCACGTCGGCGAAGTAGGTGTCCGTGGTCAGGCTGTAGTCCGCCAGCGCGGCCTCGGTGCCGGGGCCTCGGACAGCCGCCTCGTCGCGGTTGAAGGAACCGCGATCGAAGACGAAAAACTTGTCCGACTGCTTGGACACCTGGACGCGCGGGAACACACGCGGAAAAACGAAGTTGGACTGTGCTTGCAGGAACGCAACGCTAACGTCGGTCAGCGCGGCGTCGACATGCACGTCACTCGGAGTCGGTCGCATGGCTATAGCTCCTTAGCTGACCTGTTAGGCAACGGTGCCGTTGGGGTTGAAGATGATCTCGACCACTTCGCCAGCCGTGGTGACGGTCGAGAGCGCGACGCCGAGGATCTCGTCGCCGGTCGTGGCGGCAGCCACAGCGCGGCCCGACGCATCACAGGCGATCTTGCCGCCTGCCGTGATCGCACCACCGGCCGTGACCTTCGTCTTGCCGAGGATGCAGACGGTCGCCGCACGGCCAGCCGCAGCCGGATCGTTCAGGAGAACGCCGTCTGCCTGTGCGCCGTCGCCCGTGAGGTCGATCTGGCCGTCGGCCGCGACGCTCACGAAGTAGTATTGTCCTGCCGAGAGGTCCGCGCCCGCTTCGAGCGAGACAACCAGGCTGTCGTCAACAATAGCCATTGTTCAGGCTCCTTAGTGGGCGGTCATGGCGCGACGGAGGCGCTGACCATCTGCGGATTTCCACACGGCGGCGCGGGCTTGCGCATCCGTGAGGCTCGGGTCTTTCTCTTGCAGCGCCTTGGCGAGACGCTCGACCTCGGCTTGCGGGTCATTCGGGTCAGCATCGCCCGTCGCCGTTTTGCCGATCTCGATGAAGTGCGCCTTCGTGGCGTTGTCGGCAGCCTTCAGCGTCTCGATGACCTGGCCGCGCACGGCCTCGTCCTGGATGCCGTCGACGGCCTTGAGCAGCGCGCTGCGGGCGTCCACAGAGCCCGCCAGGTTCGGCAGCTCGGTCTCAGCACGCTTGGCAAGAGCTTCGCGCTCACGCTCGGCTTCGAGCTTGGCGATCCGCTCCAGCGCCTTGAGCATCGGGGCGGGAACAGCCGATTTCTCGATCAGCTCGCCCTCGACCTCGATCATTTCCGGCTCGGCACGCTTCGTCAGCGTCACTTCGCCGTCTTCGGTGGCAACCTCGAAGCCTTCGGCCTCTGCCGCCTTGGTCACTGCGGCGAGTTGAGTCTCCAGCTCGCCCAGCCGTTGCTCCAGCTTTTCAGGGGCCATGTTGCCCTCCTTATTCACGCTGGTTTCAGTTGAGCCGGGCGAACCGGCACCGTTGTCGGGGGAAACTTCGTCGGTGGAGTCGTTCTTCTTGGTGGAGCCCATGACCGCAGCCATCGCCTCCTCCTCGGTCATGTTTTCCTTTTCCATCATGTCGCGGACCTTCTTCTTGTCCGCGTCGCTCATCTTGTTGTCTTTGGAATCCATGTATCCAGAGCCCTTGGTCATCTCGTCAGAAAGATCAGTCGACTCCGGCGCGCGCTTGTACAGCACAACCTTCGCGTGCTGGTTCGCGCCGTTGTCGACCAGCGACACCTCATCGAGTTTGATTGCGCGCAGTCGCTTAGGCATCGTCCGAACCCTCTGTGCCGTCCTCGTATGCTTCGGTGATTGCATTCCCGCCGATAGAAAAGGCGGACAGCTCGCCCGACTTCACCCGCGCCCAAGTCTCGTCGTCGGTGATCTTCTGCGCGATGATCCAGCCCTCGCGCTCCGACTGGATGCCGAGCGCCTTGGCAAGCTCGTTAGTGAGCGGGAACGAATGAACAACGTGGCCGACTTGCTCGCCCTCGTGCATGGCCTTGGCAACGCGCACGTCCAGCATGAACTCGGTCGCAGCCTTGGAGATTTCCTCGGGGCTGATCACATCGCCCTGCTTGTCTACGACCGGGATGCCCTTCTCGGTCACGACGCTCGCCCAGCCCCAGACGATGCGCTCATCGTCGTCGGCTTTCAGGATCGTGCCGGACAGCTCGATGCCGGTCGCCTCACCCTGACCGTTGTACTGAGGGGCGTCCGGGCCAAAAAAAACACCGCCCGAATCTGACACGTCCGACTTCATCAGACTGGCGATGGATTCGAGCAGATTGGCAACGCGGCCGGACATAGAGTGCTCTCTGTCTTCGTCATATCCCTCGCCCTCATCTTCGGGCTCGGAATATTCGTCCGCACCATTATCAATTATTCCGGCGCGCGCCTCAACAGCCTTGTTGTACGCCTCATGGTCAGGGCCGGGCATGTACGCAGCCGTGCCGTCGGCGGTGTTGTGGACGTGAATCGCGCCATCGGAGAAGCCAAGCTCAAGCGCGCGGGTGACGGCCTCGGCGGGAGTGGTGTATACGTCCTCGACTATTTGGCGCTTATCCATGTTCTTGTCCTTCTCACGGGCGACAATGCCCTCCGCCCAAGAAACCCCGGTCTCGCCGCCCCAGCCGAGCCACGCAACGTGTCCGGCATCGCGCCACGGCTCGCCCTTGAACTCGGGCGCAACCTCGGCGTTTTTCTGGTGGCGCCGGAACGCGGCCATGCGCCCGACCGTCTCGCGGCTCAGGTTCTCGCCGGAGGCAAGCTGATTCGCCCGCGTCCAGCCGACGCGCGTCATGCCCTTGACCGCATCGCCGTGCTCTTCGCGCCAGCGCAGCACCTTGCGGGCGTTGTTGCGGGCAGAATCTGGGGCATCGTAGGACTCGGCCTTCCGCGTCGACAACGGATGCTTAGACGGCAGCAGGTCCGTGTCGTGCTTCCCAGACCGGAAGCGCCCCGTCCTGATCGTGCGGAGGAAGTTGTTGACGCGCGCCATCGCCCACTGCTCGGGGCTGGATACGTTGGGCCGCACGCTCTCCGGGTTCGTCCGATACGCCCCGACGCCTCGGTTGTAGACCTGCTCCAACATGGGCAGGGAGACGCGCCCCTTGTCGCCGTGCTCGGCGTTGTGGTCCGTCACCTTGTTTTCCAGAGACTGGCGCGCGGAGGCTGACAGTTCCTTTCGGGTTTGATCTTTCCTGGTGCGGCGGCGACCCCGATTCCAGTCCGTGCTGGGGACGTGAACGGCACTTGGCGTCGGGCTCATCTTGTCGGTCTCAGAGCCCGAACCAGGCGAGGAGCCCTTCGTCCACTTCCCATCTTCGCCACGCGCATACCCCGCCCGGCTCAGGGCAGCCCATGCCGAAGCAAAGGCCCGCGTCTCGGACAGGCCGCGCGCGAGTTGGCTATTGATCACGTTCCGCATGATGCTCTGCCCGGCGTCCGGCACGTTGTCGGTGATGGAGCCCGGCATCTCGGAATTGCGCGCGTACGGCATCACTCGTCCCCTTTGGGCGGTAGCCCCGTACGTTTCAGAATCCGCGTCTTCGTGACGTGATACCAAATCGCCGCAATACCAGCGCCGATTGCCACCACGCCGCCGATGAGCTGCACGATTTCGTTAAGCTGCGCGATCGAAACGCCAGCGAAGACCGTGATGCTGGTCGCGGCCAAAGCGTCCGCTGTTTTCGTGTCGGGCAGTGCCATCGCCCTGCTCCCCGTATCCATGCCCGCCATACCTCGGCTGTCAGGCCGGCTCAATCCAGCCAAACAGCCCCGCTGTGATGTCCGCCGACTTGTCCGTCGTGGCGGTGAACCCGACCCACTCGCCCGCGCTGATCGGGAACGGCCCGAAATTGGCCAGCGTCACGGAACTATCCTGCACCGCAACAGCCCCGACCGGGTGCAACACCCCGTCTTCCGCGAACGAGTCGCCATTGATCTGGGTCGTCTGAAGCTTGATGACGACACGCGCCGCCGAACTACCCGATGCCGATCCGCCATAGATCGACGTGATCATCAGCCGTTTACCGGCCGGAATGCGTTGCAGCGACGTATTGAACTGAACATTCCCGGCCGGGATGCGCGCGTACGTAGTGCCCCCGCTTGAGATAGTAATGTTCCCGACCACGGCCCCGTCGAGACTATAGGCGTTGTTAACCGCGCGAATATCGTCGGCCGTCGTCGTGACGGAAGTCGTGCCGTTGAGGACCACCGTCTCGGTGCGCTCGATCAGATTGCCGTCGAGATAGCGGATCTTGATTTGTCCCGTATCTGACGCGCTACTCGACACAATCGTTAGCTGGATATTGTCGGGCACCGTCAGGGAGTTCGGCATTCCGGGCTCCCAGATGACAGCCTCGGTAGCCGACCCGGACGTGATTAGCTCGCCGTGCGTGTAGAAGGGGGCAGCGCCCGCGACCAGTCCGCGCGCCACGTCGGCGGCGTACATATTTCGCCACTGGCGTTCGTCCCAGGATCGGTGCGGGCCGCTCATGCTGCGGACTCCAGGCCGACGAGCTCGGGGGAGAGGACGCGCTGAAACACGGCGCACCGGCACTGAATCGAGTTAGCCGGGTCCGTCAGCGGGTCGGCCGGGAACCGGATCGGCCCGAGCGGCGAGGCGAACGGCTCGTCCAGCCCCACGCCCTCGGGATTCATGCGCGGAATGGCAATATGCGCCTCGCGCGTGCGGCCGTCACGGGTTGGCACCCAGGTTCTCCGCACCTGCCGCGCATCAATCAGCCCCGCATCCACCTGGCTGCGTATGTACTCGTCTCCGCCACCGGACAGCGCGCGGATAGCCTCGGTGCGCCCGATCACTTCGGAGCGGTACTTGATGTACCGCTCGCGGTAGCGGTTGACCATCTTGTCAATCTGGGCCGAGCTCAATTCCTTCTCGCCGGCAATGGCTCGACGGACGGAGGAATCAAACCGCTTATCCCGTAGCGCCCGATCCAGCGCCTGACGGTCTCCCGTCTCCAGCATCCGCCGAAAGTTGGACACCGCCCGCTCCTGCCGCGCCGTCAGCCCAATGCTGCCCCGAATCCGCCGCGCCGTGTCGCGCGGGTTGATGCCCTGTGGCACCTCGGTACGCACGATGTCGCGGACGAGTGCGCGGATGCCTTCCGAGACTTCCCTGACGCGCTGGCCGCTCACCCGCTCGGCATACGGCCCGACGCGCGGATTGGCGACGTTGAACACGAAGTTGACCGCCTGCCCGGCAGGGTTGCGGACGGGCGCCTGAAGGGATGCCGTCAGCTCAGCCCCGACAAAAGCAGCCGCCGCAATCTCGGCAGCAGCCGGCGCCAACAGGTTTTCGATGGGGAGGGTGTCGATCAGGCGCACGACCTGCCCCGGCCGCTCGCGCAATAGCGTTTCAAGCTCCGACAGCGACAGTGCCTCACGGATGCTCTCGAACGCATCCAGCAGCGCACGCGCGATCTTGCGTGCGTTCCCGTCGTGAGCGCGTTCGATGGCCGCGAGGATGTCGGCGCGGGATGCCATGCCTTACCTGTGGCCTCGGGTGAACCGCTCGAGCTCGACCGCGATGAGTAAACAGATCGCGGCGAGGGAGACGAAGGTCAGGCAGGCGATTAGGAAGTCGAGCATCAGAGCACCCTCATGGCGCTGGCCCGAGTCATGCCGACGGCCACCATCAGCTCGATGGCGGCCTCGTCGTCGATGAGTCCGTCATTGCGCTGGCCCACTACGTCCAGCACAGCCCGAATCTGTGCGCCGTTCAGGCCCTCTTTAGAGGCCACCTGAGACACGTCCATATCGGCCGCGCGAGGCTGGTCAGGCATCACTGCCCCCCCTCAGCGGTCTCGTCAGGAACACCCATCCCCATCATATCCGGGTCGCTCCCCATCCCATCCGTCGGAAGATCAGCGGCCTCGCGCAGCACCGTCTCGGTTTCTTCATCGAGGATGGTGTAACCCGACGAAGCCAGCGCCTTGATGTAGTCGCCCAGCTCGGTCAGGTCTGCCGGAGCCACAGCGCCCGGCACGATGGTCGGCATGAGGTCGGGATTGAACCCGTTGAGCGCCCAGAGGCGCGGCATGAGCTGACGATTCAGCACGCCCGCGATCATCTCGGCGTGGCCTTCGAGGGCGCGGAGGAACAGGTCGGCCTTGGACTTGGACAGCGCAAAGCTTCCCTTGTCCGACTGCCCGAGCATGATGAAATCGGCCAGCACCGTCCGCGCCATGTCCTGACGGTAGCGTTTAATGGGCACGTCGGTGTCAATGGCGCGGGAGCCCTGCGACGCGATCAGCTCGAACTCGACCATGCGGTTATTCGAGAGGGAGCCGTCTTCGTTCGGGTAGTAATCGGACGGGATCGCCAGATAGGACTGCTCGCCCTGCTTCACGTCGCGGGCGATGCGGGTCATCTCGTCCCGGAACGTCTTCATCGGGCCGGAGTCGGCAACCATGTACTCGGCAGGCATTCGCACCAGCGGCAGGCCGTTCAGCTCCCGCTCGATGGCGATGGCTTCGATGTTCTCGATGTTTGTCGCCATGTAGTAGGCGCGGTATGCGGAGCGAAGGGCCGAGCGGCCGGAGGGCGAATCCGTCTGCGTCGTCGTGCGGAAGTGGAGGGATTTCGCCAGCGGAATCGTGACCGTTTTGGACGAGCCCGGTACGGACTGCACCATGCCGATCAGCTCATTCGCGTCGTCATAGGCCCAGCTATGCAGCGTCGATTGCGGTCTGGACGCGAGCTTGCGCACCCCGACGAACCCGTCAGGACGGCGCTTGTAGACGCACTCGAAGTAACTGAACCCGTACTGGATGAACGATAGCGCCCTAGACAGGAAATCGTCCCAGCTATGGTCCATGTGGTCGAATACGTCTTCCGTGAACTCGGCTAGTTCCTTCGCCTCATCGGAATCGTCAGCCGCTTCCGGCCGGAACGGTACGGCCCGCAGCATCATCTGGATGGCATAGAGCAGCGCGCCGATGACGGGATCGTTGTCCCCCATCTCGCGATATTTCCGCATGCCGCGCGAGCCGCGCAGCTCCGGCAGGAACTCGTCGCGGTCGAGCCCGTATCTGGACGACTCGCCAGCCGCGCCCAGCTCGGTCATGGCCTGGCTGATCGGGAGGCGGCGTTGTTGGGGGGTCTTAGCCATGCCTTTACTCCGAGGCCGGGACGTCGATGAGGGTCATAGCTCCATCTCCGGGAACCAGCCGGCCGCATCCGCCTCGGCGTCGGTCAGGGCGTGCGCCGCGAGGGTCGGCGGAAGCAGTTGGGCCACGGTCAGGGTATTACCTCGCGCGGCCTCCAGCGTTGCGGCAAGGTCGTCTCGCTCGCCCTGCGGGATCGGGAGTAGCGCCACGAAGGCAGCGATGTCGGCACTCGGCGCGACGCGCTGGCGATAGGTGTCGGGGATGGACAGGGCCACGTCGCCCGTCGTCGGGTGCGTGATCCAGCCCACCGCGTAGCGGGTCGCTCCCGTGGCGTTCGGAACAGCCAGCGCCCACAGTGCGGCGCTCATGGCCTGCGCGTATTCGATGGTGGGGTGGGCGAGGG